TGAAGTGTTTGGGCATGTTTTAGACCAAACAAAAGAAATGCCTTGTACTAGAATAGTATTTTGTCAGTCTTATGATTACGTTTTTGAAATGTTACCTCCAGGGTTTACTTGGGGAATGATGAATGTAGGTAGTGTTATAACTACAGGTGAAGCACCAACAACTTATTTAAATGGGATTTTTCCTAATTTAGATATTCAACAAATAAATCTAGGAATACCTGAATTTTTTGTACCTAGTGAAAAACCAAAAATGCCAGTAGTGACTATTCACACTAGAGAACCAAGAGAAACTATGAAAATAGTTAAATCTTTTTACGTTAAGTTCCCACAATTTAAATGGGTTACATTTAGAGATATGAGGGGTTTATCACAAAAAGAATTTGCTAAAGCTTTAAGTGAATCTTGTGTTAGTGTATGGATTGATGACATTAGTGGGTTTGGAACTTTTCCATTGGAGTCTATGAAGGCCGGGTCCCCGGTTATCGGTAAAGTCCCACATTTAAAACCTGATTGGTTAACGGAAGATAATGGTTTCTGGACATTTGACCCTAACCAAATAATTGATATATTGTCAGCTTATCTTAAGAATTGGTTAGAGGACGCTATACCAACTGACCTATACGATAAAATGGCTGAAACGGTTAAACCATATAATATGGAAGACCAAAAAAAGAAAGTATTAGAAGTGTTTGGGACTTACCAAACTAAAAAACTAGAACAGTTACAAATACAAATGAATAAACTACAACCAGTAGAAGAAACAAAATAAATATAAAAATGAAAGATATTACAGTTATAGTACCAATTAATGATATTGCACAAACAAACTTTTCAGTATTGTTTGACACAGCAATAAAAAGTTTAAACACACAAACAACCAAACCAGAAAAAGTAATTGTTGTACATTGTGAATGCCCTGGCGTTGAACAATGGTTAGACAACTACGATTTTGAGGAATTAGATGTTACAATTCTAAAGAATCCTGGGGATACTGACTTTTGTAGTCAGATAAATTTTGCCTCTGAAAAAGTAGAAACTGAATGGTTTTCAGTTTTAGAATTTGATGATGAATATTCTAATATTTGGTTTAAAAATGTTAAGGAGTATATGGAGTCATATGATGAGATTGGTATATTCCTTCCTTTAGTATTGGATGTAGATGTGGATGGAAACTTTATTAATTTTACTAACGAAGCTTGTTGGGCTATGAATTTTACTGAAAAATTAGGGGAACTAGACAACGGAGCCTTATTAAATTACCAAAACTTCCAAACAAGTGGAGCTGTATTTAACACTGAACATTTTACAAGTATCGGTGGTTTTAAATCTGGTATAAAATTAACTTTTGTTTATGAGTTTTTATTGAGAGCTACATATAACGATGTAAAAGTAATGACAGTACCTAAGGTTGGTTATAAACATACAAACATGAGAGCTGGGTCATTATTTTGGGAATATAAAAACAATGACAAGGTTCAAATCGGTTCAGACGAAGCAAAGTTTTGGATTGATACGGCTAAAAAAGAATATTTCTTTAAGGACGATAGAAACATAATGTACGAAGAAAGTGTAAATTAGGATACGGTGCCTAGAAAACCAAAACAAAAAATGTACTTCGGAGAACCTCAGGAAGCAGCGGTTAGAATGTTTTTAACCGCTACTACCTTTACCGAAAGGAATGAAGTATATAGGAATCATTTATACTTTCCATTAAACAAGATGATTGAGAGTATCATTAGAAGATATAAATTATATAGAAAGGGGTTGGTATTTGAAGATATACATGCTGATACCCTATCTTTTCTTATTACTAAGGCTGACAAATTTAAACCAGCTAAGGGAAAAAAAGCCTATTCTTATTTTGGAACCATATGTAAAAATTATCTAATGGGTCAAATTATTAAGGACCAGAAAGAACAAAATAGGTCAATTTCTTATGAAGACATATCTAGTAGTATGGAAAATGATGAAAAATATGCCTATGTAGACCATGTAGAGACCGTTGCGACTACTGAAATAATTAAAAAACTAATAGACGAGATTGAGTCTTTTATGTTAGTTACACCTCTAAATGAGAATGAAACTAAGGTAGGGTTTGCTCTAATAGATATTTTTAGTAATTACGAACAAGTTTTTGTTCACGGTAAAAGTAATAAATTCAATAAAAACCTTGTATTACTTTCACTTAGAGAAATGACGAATCTAACAACGAAAGAGATTAGAGCGGCTTTAAAAAAGTACAGGAACATATATTCTGCACTTTCCGGTAAAATGCGTAATTAAATCCCTCTCAAGGTATTTATGGCAATAAACAAAATAAAATTTTTTTATCATGCCTAGACCAAAGAAAAAACAAATCACATTTCAAAAAGAAAGTGTACTTGCATTAATGCAAGAGATATACAATGAATGTGTAGAACAAAGAAACACCGCAATTAGAATCCAAAATAAAATGTTAACTTTTATGCAAGGTCCTGAGGATTTACAATTATTAGGTCCAGTAATAAAAGAACAACAAAAAATAGTAGATTCTGCCATAGAGAAAAAAATACAATTATCTAAATTACAAAGTAACCTATTAAGTAAGACTGCTTTAACTAATGAGAATTCCGCATCTTTGAGTATTGACGATAAAGAGGCTCTCAATGCATTACTTAAAGATAAGAGTGATGAAGACTCAACAACCAACCAATACGAAATATAATGGCTGAAGATTCCCAAGAAGGTAAAAAGAAAATTTTTCAAAGGATTGAGAACCTAGGTAACGTAGGGAAAGCTATAGATTCTAGTAAAAAGAAAGTAGAACTACAAAACCTTATGGGTTCTTATGACTCTATTAATAAAAAATCTAACAATATGTTAGAATATTTTCTAGATTTAATACAATTAACTGGTGGTAAGGATGCAGTTAAAAGAGCCAAGAAGAAGGTGGTCGGTAAAATAACTGGTGAATTTAGGGATGGTGTTAAGGATATATTATTTGAAGAATTTTTGAGATTTACTAATTGTGATTTAGGTTTTGTTATTCCTTCTTCGAATGGTTTAGGTGGTACAGATGTAAACCAAATAAAAGTGGACGTTAAAACAATAGACCCGTTCGGGATGTTGAAAGTGGACCCAAACACTAAAGTTGGTAGTTTTATGTATGAAGCAGCCGGGATAGCTCCTGGTTTTCCCTATTCTACTAACAGAGAATTAAGTGCTAGACTAGCAAATCCAAACTCACCACTAGTTTCTTATTTAGGAGCAAGTACTAGTTCTTTATTTGATATAGAGTACGATAATGTAGATTCGTTCGTTGTTAGACCTAGAGGTCTTGACGGTAGTATGAATGATGACACCATAACACCTGGAAACGATAGGAAGGTAACGGAATTTCTTAGAGATTATTTTGACTCGATAGATGTTTACGGTAATACAAATTTCTTGGCCACACTATTTAATACTTTATCTGGTGTCATAGATATACAAATTCCTAAAGGTACCTTAGACGTCGACCTAGAGGGTAAATTTGGGGAGATAATTAAACGTTTAATGGGTATATGTGGTGATGATGATTCAGGTGCTGACGGTGGAGGTATAAGTTCCAACCCCTTAAGTAGATTGAGTGAGGGTGAAGAAGATATTGACTCTTTTTTTAATTTTGGGCCACAAGAATTAAGAAATTTAGAAGATGAGACTTCACTTAAATTAAAAGGGTTAATTAGATTTGTAACTTGTGACGCTATAGAAGGTAAATTAAATGTGGATTTAATAAATAATGGATTGACTGATTTACTTAATGAAAGTGACCCCTCTATACAAGACATGTTGATAAATCAGACCCTTGATGACTCTATTAATGGTTTAGAGGACGGTTCTGATTTTGCGTTAGGTTTAAAATTACCTAATATCGGTTTAGACTTTGATTTAAATATGTTAAAAAAATTACCAATCATTTTAATTAGTTTAATCTTAACCCCTAAAATTTTATTACCTCTAGCTATTGTTATAATAGCTTTAGGTGGTACGTTTAATGCTGATGACCTCTTAGATTTAATAAAAAAGATATGGAGTTTAATTAAAAGAATTCTTAAAAAAATAATTAATTTTATTTTGGAGGTTTTATATGAAGAAATAAAAAGAGCTATCATGGCATTAATAAGAAAGATTATGGCTCAAATACTTGACGAAAGAAATTTAAAAACTTTGGCAATAATACAATCTCTTTTAAACATACTAACTATGATTTTGGAGACTCTGGAAGACTTTATGAATTGTAAAAACGTTTTAAATACTTTATTAGGTTTAGTTACGATACCTCCAATACCAACAACAATTAATATCCCCATGCCTTTAATCTTTGCAACAGCTTTACGTCCCGGTTTTAGTGATACTAGGGCGTTTCAAAATGTACTGGAGAATTTCCAAAAATCTGGATTAAACACAGAAGACCACGCAGATGGTTCACCAAACCAGATGGTTTTGGGGATGTATAATATGATTAAAGGAACAGAAAAAGAAAGAACAGAAAATAGTGTGGTGAAAGTTGCTATCCCACCTATGACTGTGATAACAAAGAATGGTCCCGCTACCACGATGCCTGGTACGGGAACTGGATTAGTAGTGTAAAAATGGAAGAAACTGAAAGAATAAAAAATATAGTAAAAGACTATAAAAATAAAAGTAATAATGAAATTGCTGAAGCTCTTACGTTGCTTAAAAATAATTTCGAAAACACTAAGAAATTAGTGGTAGATTTAACATATAGGTTAGACAGTATTGAATCAAAATATAATACTCTAAATAAAGAACTTAAAAGTAGAATAAAAGATGTCTAGAATACTTCATTTTGGTGTGTGTATTGAGAGTGGGGACCCGTTATTAGCTGGTAGGATACGTGGTGTATTTGATTCAGACTTTAAAAGTACGGGACCTGTCGATTTTGATGAGAATGTTTTGGAGGGAATATTGTCAGATACAATACAAAAGGCTGGAGAACAGGGTGGTGACCCTAAATATACTACTATAGAAGATATTAAATGGTCCGTTGATGACCCTCACGTCATCTCACCATTCCTACCATTATTCATTAATATGGTCCCAGCAAAAAATGAAGACATTAAACTTATTTCTTACCAGAGTACTAATCTTGCCGAGAATGTTGAGTATATTGGGCCAACAATTTCCCAACCAACCAAATACCCATATGACTATTACGCTAACGGAAGACTTCACACGTCTCGTGGTACTAATGTTCAAGAAGCTCCTAAACTTAGAAATTCCACGGTCTCCCAAGCTTGTTTTCCTTATGAGAACACAATAGCATTAAATGGTAGAAATAATAGTGATTTTATATTTGGTGACAGGCAGATTATTTTAAGAGCGGGTCAATTCCATAATACAGAATCCAATTCAACAAATAATACAACAATTAGTTTTCCAAAAACTAATTACCAACAATCAATCATACAAGTAGATAATTTTAAAGATAAGTTAACTCTAGATATTAAAGAAGAAAAAAAGAGAGTGGAAAAAGATACTGGTTTAAGATACCTTATAGAGTATGGTATCACTAATTGGAACGGTTCCGCTGCTTTAGACCCTTCAATACAAAGACCCACTTTTGATGGAAATATAACCCTTTATGAAGTTCTACCTTTAGATGGTACTGAAGTTATTATGTCTGGAAAAGTAGGGGTAAAAACAGACTTAGCAAATAATAGTTCCTTAGATTTAAAAGTTCGACTATCATTTAGTAATCAAACAGAACAAAGCACCATTACCATACTAAACGAATTCTTAAGGGAAGCTGATAGTGGTAAACTAACTAACCCACCATACGATAAACCTGTTGGGTTAAGTGGTGAAACTTACACAAAATACTTTGCGACTGGAGTAAATATAAGTTCTAGTACTTCTGGGGATGAGCAGTTAATGAGTCCTTTTCCTTTATATTTTAGACCAGACATAGCATTTATGAATGAAATAGGAGCAACTAATTACACCTCAGTTTCTGCACATAAAAATGCTGTATCTTTAAGTGAAAGGATAATGTTAACCGGTGTGGATACCGCATATTTTGGATTGGCTTTTTCTTCCGAAGAAAGACCAGTACCGGTTTCAGAAGAAATAATTAAATTAGACGACGCTAAATGGGATGTTGGTACAACCCAAGGAATCAACTCTACGTTTGGTAATGAAATCCTTTTATTCTCTTATGACGCATCTATACCGGACAAAGAAAAAGCTACACCGATAGTAGACGCTTTTAATCGAAGTTCACCAGAAGTGGGAGATAATATAGGATTGGACCAACATACGTTAGTTAAACTTAGTAGAGACAACATGGAACCTCTAGTTAGGGGTAACCAATTAATAAAACTTTTAAAAGAAATGTGGGATTTCATATCTACTCACGAACATGGATTACCGGGGACTGAACCCTTTGGAATGACTAAAAGTACTAGACAAGAGGGACCTGCAACTAAAGAAAGTATAAAAACAGCACTAGATAACGCAGAAAAATCAATTCTTAACCAACATATAAAGATTAATTAATATTTATAGATAAATATACTTTAACTATGTCAACACATAAATCCTATTTTAGTAAGAATAATACCGTATTACACGAAAGTACGGTCAATACAGCCAAGAATCCAGTTACAGAAATCTTTTATGGCGGGGGTTTCTATGAAAAAGATTGTGTAGCTACAGGAAACGACGCAGACACTTGCATTAGTAAAACTGGAGAAATACTTACAGGATACACTAGACAAACTGTTTTTAGAAATAGTAGTCGTTTTATTTTTGATTTAAATTTAAAAGATTTAAAAACTAAAATAGCTGACGGAAGAATAAATCTTACAGGTAGTGGAGGTACGACATCACATAGATTAAAAATGGTTAATACGTCATTTTTTGACGATAGACTACTAAATACCAAAACAGCGAAAGCTAAAAGAAGAGCAACGTCATTTGATTTAATTCTATTCGCTTTGAGTGGTACTAGCTGGGATGAGGGTGTTGGTTACGATTATAACACTGAAAATATTACTTCGGAAATATTTGACGATAAATCTTATTCTAGTAGACCTAGTAATTGGTTTAAATCTACTACCTTGACTTCTTGGAACACTCCAGGAATCTACAATTACACCACACAACCACCTATTATTTTGGCAAGTCAACATTTTGACAATGGTGATGAAAATATAGATATGAATATTACAACCCCTTTTGACCGATTTTTAGTTGGGTTGGATGATTATGATGGGTTTGGTATAGCTTTTGTTAGGCAATTGGAGGATTTAAGTGGGTTAACCGAAAGTTATTCTGTTGGTTTTTATACAAAGTACACACAAACCTTCTTTGAACCTTATTTAGAAACATCTTATAGTGATTTAATCACAGATGCTCGTGCTAATTTTTACGAGGGTGCGACTCAATGTTTATACCTATACGTCAATCAGGGTGGTGAACCAACTAATTTAACTTCACTACCGACTGTACAAATATACGATAATTCTGGTGGGCTAGTTGTTGGACCTATTACCGCTACTAGGGTTACCAAAGGAATATATTCAATATGTTTCACTATACCGTGTGATACTTACACAACACCTTGTATGTTTACTGATAGATGGTCTAACATTTTTATAGATGGTGTATGTAAAAATGATGTAACAAATAAATTTGTACTTAAAGATAATTCCGAATATTTTAACATAGGGACGAATGTAGGACTTCCAAAACACTATGGTTATTCTGTATCTGGTATAAAAATGGACGAAAAAATAGTAGGTGGTGATGTTAGGAAAGTACTTGTTTCAGCTAGAAAAGAATACACCACAAATGAACCAGAACCAATAGGAGGTTTGCATTATAGAGTTTATGTGACACAAGGTACAACACAAGTAGAAACAACACCGTGGACCTCAATAAATAAAGCTTACAATCAAAATTACTTTATAATTGACACTGGGGACATGGTACCTAACGAATATTACATAGACATCAAAGCAGAGTCTAATATGGAAGAAAATAGTTACCCTGAAGTTGTAAAGTTTCAAGTGGTAAATCAAGCTAATTATTTCGGTAACCCACCCTCTTAAAAGTTTATTACAAAATAGTTTGTAATCTAAGATATTTTATTTATCTTTGTATTATGAAAAAACTACTTTTACTTACTTTTATTTTATTTTTTAAAACATCTTTTAGTCAAACTAATTTAGATTTCCTTTTATTTATTAAAATTAATGATTATCGTACAGATAATGGATTAAGTTCTTGGGAGTGGGACCCTTTTATTTGGGGAGTATCTAATAAACATACCGATTATCTAGTTAAATCTGGTTATATGGGTCATAGGGAAAATATAGATGTAGAAAATCACAATGAGGTTAATGGTCTATTAGATAGGTTTAAGGAAAAGAATGTTTACAATTACTACGTATGTAATGAATCTATTTCTGTAGGTGAAAATGTTTTAGTTTTTTTACCTGGGGATGACCCTATTGAGGTGGTAGCTAAAAATATGTTACAGATGTGGATAGATTCACCCCCACATAATCAAACCCTATTAAATCCGGATTACACCCATGGTTCAGTAAGTTGTTTAAAGGGTACCACCTGGAATGGTTTTTCGGGAAACTGGTTGTATTCCACACTAAATGTTTTACATTATAAATAAAAAAAACCCCACGTTAGTGGGGTTTTTAAATACAATATATTAATTAACTTATTATCTAAGTTCGTTAATGTCAAAAGTTCTAACACCGTCAACAGTAATTAATCCGTAGAATCTATTGTTTACAACTTTCTTAGCGTATCTAGTCATGATACCTTTGATTGGTGTAAAGTTAAATGGATTGTACATTGTTGGAGTTAACTGTAATGGTACATATGGTGCGTAAACGTACCCAGTATCCAATAAAGATGTTCCTTTATGACCCATTAAACATTTGTTAGCTGGGAAGTAAGGGTCTCTATATACAGTATATCTACCTGATAATGTACCTACTTTCTCAATACCCATGTTATATTGGTCTTGGTCTGGAGAAGCGTTTGATACGTGGAAGTATTCCAAGTCGTCAAAAATTGCAGAAATTTCAGAAGAACAAACAATCCAGTTAGCCCCACCTCTTAATGTAGATTTGTGGATTTGAGCTGAAATTTGGTTAATCGCAGTGATTAATGTTTGGTTCCAATCTTTTTGAGTATATGGAGCTTGACCAGCTGTGAATCTTTTCCAACCGTTGTAATCCCATCTTAATGTCCAAGAAGCTGCAGCTCTTAAGTCTTTCAAGATTTCTCTATCAATCTCAGCAGCAATTTCTTCAGATAATAAAGCTGTTAATTCAGCTTCAGCATCAATGTTATGGAATGCAGAAACGTCTTGTGCAAGTTCTGGAGACCAAGTAGCTCTTAATTTTCTTTCAGTTACAGAAACAGTAACAGAGTCTAAATCAAAAGAAACTTCACCTAATTCTGATTCGAATTCAAGGTCTTTATAGATTCTATAAGTAGCGTTGAATGCACCTGCTGCTAAATCAGCAACTGTGATTCTAGACCCTGTATAACCATCAACAGAAGTACAAGATATACATGCTGGACATGATAAATCAAGTTCGATGTACATTTTGTTTTCTTGGTCACAAATGTTAAAGTAATCTCCTCCTGGCCAGTGACTAGTAGAAGTTGTACCGTAATCAACAATACCTTTACCGTACTTTTGAGTTACAAGTCTAAATGGAATATGTGTAGTTGTTGAAGCTACTACAGTTGTTCCTGAGTCCCCACAACACATAATATTACCCATACCCGATTGTGTAATGTATAAAGAAGAAAGGAATTCTTCAGTATCCATTTCATTACCGTTTGGTCCTAATAATTGACCAGCTCCAGCATTTTGGAAACCTTCTAAAGCAAATAATGCACTTCTAACACCCGTTTGAGTACCAGTACATAATGTAGCTCCTGTAAGTGTACTAGTTGCAAGTGAACCAGCTTTAACTAAAGCTCCACCTGACCAGTATACTGGATGCATTGCTAAAGTTAATGCAGAATATGCACCTTTAGACGCGTCCCATAAACCACCACCTTCTCTATCTTCATAAAATTGGTCGTAAAGGTTAATGTTGTTGTAAGTAGTAGTAGCGTTTGTAAAACCACCTCCAACTGGGTTGGAATGGCCTTCCATACCTGTAATAGGCGTGTTACTTACTCTATTTGAAATTTTAGGTACAAAGTAAAATAACTTACCGATTGGTAAATTCATAGCTTGTACAGAAACGATATCGTTTGCCAATAACTTAGAGAATACTCTTCTAATGATTGGAAAAACCACAGTTTCGAATGAACCTGAAGAATTTGAGGACGTTGCCTCGTTTATTAAGTGTGTAGCTTGGTTTTCATATAACTGAGCGATGTTTTCTCTCCCATGTCCTTTCAGACCTCCAAGAAATCCAAGTTTATCCCACTTTGTGATGGTATCTTCACGGATAACTTTAAGGTGTTTTAACCCTATGTTTCCTACCATACCTGATTCTAATAATGCTCCCATTTTTAATATTTTTTTATTTGAGTTTATTTAATTGTTATATCTTACGCATCATGTCTTTGATTCGACTTATTTGAGGGCTTTCATACACTTTACTCTCAATAAGGTTTGTTGAACCCTTCGATGGTGCCTTAGTTATTCTTTTTTTAACAGATTCAGTAATACTCCTAGTCTTTCTAGTGAATTCTGAATTTAATTGTTTAAAAAGGTTTTTACTTTCATTTAAAGTTTCGACATCGTCAAATCTTCTCATAATGTTGATTTTCTCTTCTTTTGAAGTTGTATGTTCAGTAAAAAGTTTTGTTGCATAAGCTAAGTTTGTATTGAAAACTGCAACTTCTTGAATTTTTGTTCTAAATTCATTTAGTGCACTTTTAAATTCTTTTGACTTCGCTTTCACACTTTTATTCTCACTCATTAACTTTTCGATTAAAGAATCTTGAGTTTTTGCGTGTTTTAAAAGTTTTTGGTACCTCTTTTTTGATTCAGTTAGTTTTGACGTTGGTTTAGTCCCTTCGTTGAAAGTTAGGTTTCTATTGTTGGTAAAGCCTTTTCTGTGACCTCTACCACTTTTAGAACCAAAACCGTAAGTACGAGAAGCTTCGTTAGCTTCGACTTCGTTTTTAGAATCTCTTGAACCCCATTTACCTAAAGAGTCACCTCTTCTTCCTTTATAGGATTGTTTTTTACCAGATTCTTTACCACGAGTCATACCTAATCTTTCGTCTTCCGTATCGTCATAGCCTTGTTCATCTTCTTTCATGTCAGTTTCGTAAGTCTTGTAGTGTCCTCCTTTAACTCCGGCTTTCTTTTCCACACCACCTACATCCTTACGTTTGTATTCGTGTTTGTTTTCACCCCAAGTTTCATCTAGGTCTTCCTCCAACTCGTCATCCCCTAACTCAATTTCATAAAGAGTGTCGTCATCTTCATCCATATCTTCATCATATTCTGTCATTTCGTCAGTTTCTTTTAATGAATTAGATAGTGTGTTTTCTAATGATTCACCTAATTCGACTTTATACTCAGCTCCGGTTTCTTCGTCTTTGATTTCTACAACATCATCGTCCTGAGTAACGATAATACCATCTTCACTACCCATAAGTTTAAAAACTTTGAGTACTTCATCATCTGACGCACCGCGTAAGTCTAGAGGTTCTTGGTCTACATCTTCGTCTTCGAAGTCTTCTTCTGTGTCTACAGGAACGGGAGCAAAGTCCAATTCCTCTTCTTCTGAGTCCTCTATGTAATCTTCAATCTCTTCCTGTTCCGAAAGGGATTCTTTTACTAATTCTTCAATTTCTTCCTTCATAGTTGAAGCAAGTATTTCTTTTGCATTGGATTTAACAGCGTCCTCAAGGGCTTGCGCCTCAAGAAGAGCTTCTTCTAAAATAGATTTTTTAGTCATTTTTTGATTATTAATTTAGATTGTTTATTTGTATATAAATATGCAGGAACTAAAGAAAAGCTAAGGTAATATTAGTAGGAACCACTATAAAGCAATAGTTTAACTTAGGTAGCTATTTAATTTTTTCATTAAATCTAGTGAACCCTCTAAAGAATCACTTGTGCTAGGTAGATTTTTTTGTTTCTCCTCCTCTAAAGATTCTTCGTAGTTCTCTCTTTCATTTACATCATTAAATAGGTAAGCACCAGGAGTAGATGGAGACGAAACTAAATCAAAACAAATTAATTCAAAGTCTTCCTGTACTATATTTTGATTACCCTTTTGTTTAATAGACCCAACACCTCTAGAAGAAATTCCTAAAGTTACACCGTGTCTTAATAAGTTTGCTGCGATATCACCAACACATGAAATTGTGCCAGTTCTGTGAAATCCTGGAGAAGTCAATATCTCCAATTTACCCATTAGTATATCACCCTCCCAAAAAGTTTCTACTATTCGGTGGGAACTTCTTTCTAGGTCTACTAATGATGATTCTGGATGGTTTAATTCGGATAAGGCTCTACCTTGACCTATTAGTGTTTGGTATTTGTCTACTTCTCTCTGTAGGATATCTCTAGGGTAAACTCTACCATTTCTATTTTCTACCCCTGCTTTTTGTAAAACAGCATACATCATAATATTGTCTTCACTCTTACTAGCGATTTCTTTAATGATGTGTTTGTTGGTTTTGGCGGAGATATGACCAGCGTCATACTCTACTAATATCCCCGTACCAAGTTCCCCAGATTTCAATAACTTCATAATATTCTTTTATTATAAATATTAATAGATTATATAAATTCTATGTTATGATTTAGTTGGGTAGAAATTAAAGTGTTTATACGGTTTAAAAACATTTTTTATGAGTCCGTTGAATATTCCCTCCACTGAAGTTTTCAAGTTTTCTGACTTAAATTTAATTCCGGGTTTAACAAATAAAGTTAATTCACAATTAAGGAAACTTCTTTTTTTAACTTTTATTCCACTAGCCCTAATATCTAAGTCTATTATGGATTTTTCGTCTTTGAATATCCCCTTGTCTACTTGTTGGTACAATTCTAACCTAACCTCACGTCTTAGGTCCTTAATTACCTTTAACCAATTATCTTCATCTTCGTGTGGTTCTGCCCAACAAGATAGTGTAATGTATGTAGATTTAAAATTTTTATTATCTACGGTTCCGTATTGTGTTTTATAGAGATTATCTATATCTAATTTTATTTTTTTTCCGAATTTCATATACAAAATATAATAAATAATAACTTGTAAGTCAAAAAAGAATGTTTAATGTTCTATATTTCTTCGTCCGAATAGTCGTATTCGTGAGTTATTGTAGTGTGAGATGGAGCTTCTTCTTCTACTTCTTCTGAAACCTCTTCACCGTGAGGTGAAAAATTCTCAGCAGCTGTAAACCCAAGTCCAGCCATTACAATCCATTGTAAAGATTCAAATAATTTAGTGTCTACGGTAAAGTCCCAAAATAAATTTGCGGTGTAACCAATCAACATAAATAAAAGACATATAAAAGTTACGGTTCTTTTACTAGAGATTTTACTCCCACTACTTAACATGTTTTTTAAGAAATTCATAATGTTATTTAATTAAAGATTTATTTAGATTCTCTATCTTGAGAATTGAGGATGCGTTTATATCTGAATTGGATATACTTTCACATACTTCTTGAATTTTGTTTTTCATCTGGTTGTCAGAAGAATCTTCTTTTAGAGATTTTAATTTGTCTAGTGTAGACTCTTTTAAATCAACTACTTGTTTTTCTAATTCATCTTTATCTAAAGATAATAACTTTTTTAATTTGGACCTGTCGTCCTCACTTAAAGAAGAATACTTCTCATTAAATTTTCTAGTAACAAGATTACTTAGTAAAGATGTAGATGTTACGGTCTTATTGGTTTTCTCTTTTGTTCCCGGCCTAGTTAAATGTTCCAACAACTCACGTCTATTAAGTAAGTTCTTTTCTATAGACTTAACCGACTCATTAAAAATTAAACTGTCTAGTTTAGAATATATTTTATTTTCAATAAGTTTATTATTGATGTTATTAGGTATTACTAATTTACTCTTCTTGTTTTTTAAAGTTTTAATTACTTCATCTAGATAAGATTCAGCTAATTTTTTATCGTTAAATTTTTTATTTTCTATTTCACCGTATAGTACAAAAAATTCTCTTGATTCTTTATTTTCTTTTAACTGTGACATAACACCATGAAAGGTTTTTTTAAAGTTTTCCTTTTTAGCGTAGTTGTTTACCAGAGTGTTTGTGATTGAGTGTTTGTATTTTCCGAACATATTGTTATTTTAACAATAAATATCTAGTCTTTTAATAAACTATCTAATTTTTCGGTAACCTCCTTAAGTTCTTTATTTCCTCTACCTAACATGACTGTATTGTTGTTGGCTAATTTTTCTAAAATTAAAGGTAATTTAGATTCACCTATAGATGACAATTCTAAGTCTCCAGCGTCACCAGTAGGTGCTTCCGTGTCACCACCACCAATATCAGTAGGAGGTAATGAAATTTCTCCTCCAGCGTCATCAGCTTGGTCTTCCGGTGTTTCATCACCTGATAAGGCTTCTTCCTCCCCATATAACTTATCAATATTAGTGAATATTCCAGTTTTCTTAATTATAGTAGCTGTCTGATTTAATTCCTCACCAATTGCTTTTTCCATACGTTGTTGTTGTAGGTCTAATTTTATTTCTTCATCTGAAAATCCTAAAATATTCTTTTTAGCCCATGTAGAAGAAACTGGTAAAATACCACTACCCGCATCTGTGGTAGCATCTCTATATAATGTTATTTTTTCTTTCCATTGCTCAATCTTTAATAGTTCTGATTGTGTCGATGGGTTTGTCAATCCTAATGTAAAGTTACCTAATTCGTCTTCAAATCCAAGAACGTATAAATGAATAATAGCAATCTTATTTAATTCCTGAATCATAGATTTTTGAATTCTATTTATAGTTCTTGCAAATCTAATATCTTGAAGAGCTAGATTTTTACCCTCACCTACGGTATCCTCAAAACCTAAAAAGGCTTTTGGTATTCTTAATGCTGCAAATAGTTTCTTTTGTATGTATTCAATATCTGCAATTTCACTAAGATTTTGAGCTCCCGGTAATGTATCTATCGGATTTGGAGCGTTAGGGTCTCTAACTGGTATAAAGTAATCTTGGTCCACAGCCATTTGATTATATCGTAAATCTACATTACCTGTATTGTTATCCACTATTTGGTCTCTCTTAAAGTTATTTGCAATTCTCTGTACGTAAGCTTCCACATCCTTATCGTCCATGTTACCCACATAAACTTTAAATACTCTTCTTTCTGGTGCTCTGGAAGTTCTATATATTAACATCGCATCTTCTGACAATAACAATTGTTTCCAGATACGTCTACATTTTTCTAGTTGGGATGTTCCATATGGTAATCTTCTATCATCAGATAAAAGTCTAAAGTGTGCTATCTCCCAAGTATTAAATTCCATGTCTTTATTTTTCCATGTAAATTTAACAGCTGAGTCATCATCCTCTTTATTGGCAGTATTTAAATCCATTCCTCTCTCTACACGGTCAACCTCAATATTAGGTAATTGATTTAC